ACTAAAATTAGTACGGGAATAATACCCTTGTCTTTTCCCTTTAGTTTGCCATTCTTTATAATTAGAATAAACATCATTTAACATCATGTAACCATGTTGTAAATCAGGAGCAAACCATTGGGATCCCTCTACTAACATATCCTTAATTTGTGCCGACTTATGAATAGGTTTAGTTGTACCATTTACAAGTGCTGTAAATTCCGGATTAAGGAAATCTTTTTGACCAGACCAATTAGATGCAATTATAGGTTTATTAGTTAAAGAAAATTCTAATAGTGGTCTACCAAATCCTTCTCCTTTAGTAAAAGAAACCATTGATTTAATTTTAGGATGGTTATAAAGCTCGTTCATTTCAACATCACTAAAATCACCCTGAATGAAATAAATATTAGGTAATCTTTTACCATCTACTGAATTTCTAATGTTATGGATTCTAGATTGAATTTCTCTTCTCCCCACATTTGAAGCATTGGTAATGGCTGTTTTTAGGATTAATGCCGGAGTTTTTTTCTTATTTTTAAACATTTCATAAAATGCTTTTATTAAAAGTCCCACATTTTTTCTATCCTCTCCTACATTACCTTGCATCCAATGCCCCACAAATAAAAAGGCAAAATCTTCTGGGATTGAATTAATGTCATTGTAAAGGTCCCTATATTTTAATTCATTACGAGATAAGGGTTTATATATATCTAAATTAGCTCCCTCCATTAGTACATGAACTGGTTTTTCAAGTTTTAATTGTCCTATAATTTGACCTTGTTTATTTTTTTCTTCATACCCCGTGGTTTCAAATACACGTTTAGCATGTTCAGAAGAAACTAGGTTTAAATCCATATTATTTAGACCCTTAATCCATTGAGGAGCACATACAGTAGTTTCAATACCTGCTGTTAATCCAATATTATATTTACCTACTTTTTGAAACTCATTAGGTACAGTAATCTGACACCATATATCGGGTTGGGTATTTAATTCATTAATTATTAAGGGTTTTAAAAATCCCCATTCTTTTTCATGATCTTCTATAAAACCCCATGCTGTATTACCCCATCTTTGGGATAATATTTTTACATCATATTTGTCTAATTCCACTAAAGATTTAACAAAATCACGACTTCGTGCTCCATATCCTGAATACGTGTCTATAGGACAACTAACTACAAAAGTATTTTTCATTAGTAAATTAATTTATGTGGTAAAACTCTTTTTTCAAAATCTGTATCTTTTATAAACTGATACTTAGGAATGGGCTGCCATGTATCGAAAAGGTGATCAATTGTTTTAATCATTCTCTGAGACATTATTTCTGAGGTAAATCCAGCTTCATCATTTGTTGCCCATTTCATTCCTTCTAGTCCTCTTTCTTTTCTTTCCTCGGGAGACAATTCATAAAGATTTTTAATCTGCTCAGCGGCATCTTCCCATCTACACCTATCATCAAAAATGTATGGTGTTTTAGGTGAACCTTGCATTGAAATGGAAGATGGGTATACAGGAAAAGCCCACTTGCCATGCTTTTTATAAGTACCCCTATGGTTAGAAGGAATATCAGGTGAAGGAGTAAACCAATCACCATTTCCATCTATAAATCTCATCTGGTCTTGCATTCCCCCTGTCACATTAGCAATAAATGGGGTGCCTGTTAGAAGAGATTCTGTTAAAGCTAATCCCCATCCTTCATTTGAGGATAATAAGATTACACCATCTGATACGTTATACAGATAACTCATTTCTTCTGTTGATAGTTTTTGACCCAATACTAAAACATCAGTATTACTATCGTTAAACAAATATTCTATTACAGAAGGAAGATCCGTTCCATTTCCATCTATGGGATCTGTTTTCAAAATAAACGCTGTTTTTTTAGCTTTTTCAGGGGGTAGCTGTTCCGTGAACAATTTCCATGCTAATAAAGCATCTGGGATAGATTTTCGTCGTATGTTACGAGAATTAAAAAGTAAAATAAAGTCATATTTCTTATCTCCCAGTAGTTTATTTTTAAATTCCTGTAGTTTTTCATCTGAATCCTCCATGGGTTGGAAGATTTTATTGTTTAGTCCATGGGGAATATATTCAAGTATTTTACCCTCAACCTTATCTCCTAATACCATTTTATTAATATTAACAGTTTGTTTAGATATCCCTAGGAGTGCATCGCAACTTTCATAAAATTCTTTATTATAAATTGGAGCAGGAACATCATCCCAAATATTGAGATATATAACGGGGATTTTTCTTCTGAATTCTCCCTCATTTTGGAATAACCACTCATAGTATCTTGGGTCTGTAATTATAAAAATAGCATCAGGTTTTTCTATACCCATAAGGGATCTAATCATTTGTATATCACCATACCCATTTGTCGGATATATGGTTACCTGAGCATCTTTTACTCCTGCTATTTCTCCCATAGCATCATTCATATTAAGAGCCTTACCCTTATCTGGATGTTTTACAGCACCTGCAACACAAGCAAAATTATAGTGGTGGCAAGAATGAATTACAAATTCTCTGGCTATTTGAGCTACACCAGAATGGACACGAATATCATCTGCTATTAGCAGAATCTTTTTCCTCTCATTACGAGGAATATAACCTTCTTTCATAAAATATTTTTGTTAAAACTCTGATTTAAATTCTAAATTTGTATGTGAAGAAACCTGTTTACGGAAATCTTCGTCTGTAAGATACAAATGGATACTGCGTTCTGCAAGTTTTTGAAAAGAGAATTTTCGTTTGATGCATTCTACTTTAAAAGCATCCCACATGTTTTCATCGATTTTAACACTCGTCAACTTTTGATTACTCATAGCATTTTATTTTTATTAATAACGTTTGGTATAAATATACATAAGTATATCAAAAAATTAATTTTCTATACCAAAAGCACATAAGTCTTTATTTTCAGAATAAGGACAAAATTTACATGCACTTCCCGGTTGAGGAACATGTACTGTATCTTTGAATCCTTTACCATCAAATGCACTTTTTAAAAATTCATTTAAGAAATTACTAGCTTTATTCAACTTAACTTTACCCGAAGCAGGTGTGAATGTTTGGATTCTAGAAATAGCAAAATCAGAAAACTCGGGCACTTTTCGTTTAACAATAAAGAATTCGATATTAATTTTTTCTAATGGAATCCCATATTGTTCTGAAAAGAATTTCTTATACAGAATTAGTTGGAATTGTTTTGCTTCATCTTTTTTAGCCCAATCACCCCATCCTCTAGTAGAGGTTTTAATATCATAAATGTAAAATTTATCTTCCCATTCATCATATAAAACTAAATCTAAATAACCTATATACATAACGTTATTTAGTTTTTTATCAGGTTGAATTATAATTGGAACCTCACATCCTACAAGGTATTTGTCTCTTTTAGTGAAATATTTTTTTCTACGTTTCTTAAAAAATTCTATAATATTAACTCCATCTTCATAAAATTCTCTCATTTCATCTGGTGTTGTGAAATGTTTATTATTATTAGATTTAAGTTCTTTTATATAGTTTTCTCTAAATGAATTTTCAAATATTTCAATAGTATTTTCTCTATCGGCTGCAGCTCCAGACACTTCAAACATTGTAGTCATATAATGTTGTAAAGCTTCATGTAAAGCAGTTCCAAAAATAGTATGAATGCTAGAAGAAAATACCTTATGTCCTTCTTTATATCTTAATGACCATTTTTTAGGACATTCATGGTACATGGAAGTCTGAGAGTATGAGATATTCTTTTGATAAGAATAATTAATCTCGGGTAATTCAAAATTTTGAATTTCTTTTATTATATTAGGTATCTTTTTCTTCTTAGCCATTTTAAGCCTTTAATAACTTGGTAACTTCTTTCTTTTCATATCCCATTCTTCCCAGGAGCTCTCTAACTCCTTTTTTACCTAAGATATTAAAATATTCTTTAGCTTCAGATTTAGAGCATTCATAATGAGATGATAATAATTCCATTAAATCGTTATTAAATTTATCTCCTGTATTTTTAATGTATTTTAGGAATAATTTACGTTTAGGGATTAATTCTCTATAAATAGTATAAATCTGTTTTTTTTCCGTTGGTAAAACGGTTTGGATTTGGTTAGCTACTTCTACATAATAAGGATTCATTGAAATAAATCGGTGGATCATGTAGCTATTAAAAGACTCCCAATCCTGATCCGAAAACGAATCAGGATGGGACTTTTCATAAGTAATTTGGGTTAACCAATCCCAGATGTTCATACGCAATATTCAGCTAGTTCTTCACGTAAATCTGGGTGAAGAGCTTGTCCAATAATTTTCTGGGTTGAAGGATCAAAGAAAACAGGAATCGGTAATAAAGCGTCTTCGTCTGTACCCGCTACGAACTTAGATACTTTACGTAAAATAAATCCTTGTTGGAATACTACTCCATCACTAGCATTAGTGATAGATTCTGTGTTTTTAAGGTCAATATTCATTTGTGGTTGACCGGCTTGGGGGGTTTGCATAAAATTTGGGTTTGATTAAATAATATTATTTGATTTTTTTAATTCTATAATTTTAGCTATTGTAGACATAATATTGATTTCTTTATCAATTCTAAAATTCGCTTGGTATAAATGTTCATTTAACACAACTGCAATAGATCCTTCTAATTCGGGGGCATATAAAGATGCATGATCAAATAAAGCTCTAAATAATTCCTCATAATCATTTACACCTGAATTAGCAATAGTTTGTCTAATGTCTTTAAAGCTGGGTTTAGTATTTTTTAATTGCTTAAGTACTTCTTTAATATAGTTAGTAGCAACTAATATGTCTTTATCAGGTGATAATTTCCCATCCTTTATAGAAAATTGGAGTGTATTTAATATCTTTCTAAGATCGGGATGGTGTTTGTTAATGATAGTTGCTAAATCCTCTAATTCAAAAGAAACATTTTCCTGTTCAAGAATATTAGAAACATGTTGGGCAATTTCTTTTTTAGATTGAGGAACAATCTTAAGTACTTGACATCTAGATTGAAGTGGGTCAATTATTCTCTCAATAAAATTACACGTCATAATAAAACGTGTAGTTTGAGAAAATGTTTCAATAATATTCCGAAGAGATGCTTGTGCTTGAATTGTTAAGAAATCTGCCTCGTCTAAGATAATAACCTTGATAGATTTAAACGAAGCAACACTAGCAAAATCTACAACCTTATTTCTAATAGTTTCAATACCTCGTTCATCACTACTATTAATGTATAGGTAATCACAATCAAGATTTTTAACTATGATCTTGGCAAGTGTTGTTTTGCCAGAACCTGCGGGACCATAAAATATAAAGTTTTGAATATCATTGGAATCTAGATACTGGGAAATTGTTGATTTAACATTTTCATTTCCAACAAAAGTATCTAGTGTCTGTGGGCGGTATTTTTCGTTTAATAGAATATTTGACATAACTTTTTCTGTAACGTAAATCTACGCACCCTGTTTGAATTCTCCAAATAAACCATAACGTTTTTCTGGTTCTTCTTCAATTATTATTTCCTCTTCTTGGGTTTTTATAGCGTAAAGCTTAGAGTCTAAGGGGGCTAATCTATAGTCCCCCTTAAACCCTGTTGCTTGGAAATATGCTTCTAAAACATCCGTAATTGAAGAATGTACAGTTTCATAAGGATCGTCTTTTAACATCCATTTATCTCCTGGAGGTACTCTAATTGCTATAAGTTCAGGAACTTCAACTATTTCAGTCCGATTTTCCATTAAAACATACCATTTAGTCCAGGTGTAGCTTCATCCTTAGCAGGTTCTTCTACAACTACACATTCTGTCAATAATACAGTACCAGCAACAGATGTTGCATTTTCCAAAGCTGTTCTTGTAACCTTAGTAGGATCAATAATCCCATGTTCTTTCATATTAACATTTTCATTTTTAGAAACATTTAATCCTAACCAGTTATCATCACTACTAAGAAGATCATTGATAGTTTGGTAAACGTCCTTAGTTTCAAAACCAGCATTAGACATG